GTTAGATAAACACAAAGGAGATAGAGATGTTGCTAAATAAACAAAACATTCTTATATTAATTGTTATTGCACTATTAGGTTATAACATTTTTACTACAAACAGTATTAGAACTGATGTAAAAGGTTATGAAATGAGAATTGACTCAGTTCAAACTAAAATAGATTCAGCACAAGTAATTAATAAACAAATCGATGTTAAAATCGATTCAGTAAAAGAAAATGTAATTTCTATTACAAAAGAAATACATCACATAGATAATACCATAACAATTGTAAAAAAACAAACAGATGAAAAAATTAATACTGTTGATAAGTTTTCTAATGCTGAGCTTGAATTCTTTTTCACAAACAGATACAACGAAAGTAACTCTACCAACTAAGGTAGTAAGACTAGCAGCAAAAGATTTAGTTCGCTATGATGGATGTAAGTTAGAGTTAAAGCTTACTCAGGACAAAGTAATTAAATTACAAGAAAGAGAAGTACAGAAAGATACTATTATCAACTTCTTAACTGTTAAAGATAAAAACAATCAATTTATTATTGGTCAGAAAGATGTTCAAATTGGAGAGTATAAAGGAATGACTGATGACTTGAAGAAAGAATTAAAAAGTCAGAGGAATAAAACATTCTGGTATAAGGTACTAGCTTTTGTGAGTTTATCCACAACAGTATTTTTTGTAAAATAAATAAATTAAGGCTTGTTTTTACAGGCCTTTTTTCATATATTATAGTTATATAAAAATGTTATTATGAACGATAGAGAAGCAACCTTTACTATTGATAAAGAAGAATTCAAAAAAGAATTAGTCAACCATCCTCAACACTACGGAGGAAAGGATAATCCATACGAAGCCATAAAAGTCATCGAAGCCTGGAACTTAGGATTCTGCTTAGGTAATACCGTTAAGTATATTGCCAGAGCTGGAAAGAAAGATGCTACAGTCCAAGAGCTTGAAAAAGCTTTATGGTATTTAGAAAGAGAAATCAAAAACTTAAAAGATGGCAAAAAAAGTTCTTAAGCAGGTAAGCCTGATAAGAGACTTCTGTAATCCAGTTATTGATTATAATATCAGCAAATCCATATCTTATAGTCAGACCTTAGCATATAATACCTGTCCACATCAATGGGCATTAAAATATGTTAAAGGATTGCAAGAGTATAAGCCTTCCATTCACACAGTCTTTGGTACAGCAGTACACGAAGTAATGCAGGAATGGTTAACAGAACTCTATGAAGGAACAGTAAAGAAGTCAAATGAAATGGACTTCAAGCAGATGTTACAGGAAAAAATCTTTAGTATCTATGCTGAAGAGAAAGAAAAGTATGGAAAACATTTCTCTACCTCTCAAGAGCTTTCTGAGTTCCATAATGATGGAGTTGAAATATTACAATACGTTCGTAAGAAACGCTCTGTTTACTTCGGTACCAAGTACTATAGGCTTGTTGGAGTAGAAATTCCACTAGTACATAAGATAGCTGAGAATGTTTTCTTCAAAGGGTATATTGATATTGTACTTTATGATGAGCAGGATGATAAGTATATCATTTTAGATATCAAAACATCTACATCAGGATGGAATGATTATGCAAAAAAGGATGATAAAAAGCTAGCACAACTACTACTCTATAAAGAATTCCTAGCAAGACAATTCGATATAGATGTTGATAAGGTAGATGTAAAGTACTTTATTGTTAAAAGAAAAGTACCTGCCAATCCAGAGTTTGCAGTAATGGGAAGAAGAGTTCAAGAATTTATTCCTCCTTCAGGAAAGATTAAGAGAGGTCAAGCAACAACTGCACTCTCTAAATTCATTAACGATGCCTTTGATAGCCATGGACAGTATATTGATAAAGAGTATGATAAGACTCCTTCAAGATCAAACTGTATGTTCTGTGAATTTAAAGGAACAGAGCACTGCCATGCAGGTGTTTTAGGATAAGGGTATATTTATATATACATATAATTATATAAACAATGAACACTAAAAAACTAACATCGGTTAAAGTAGAAGAAGATCTTCTACAGGAATTTAAAGAGCAATGCGTAAGGCATAAATTTTCTCTACAGAAGCTTGTAGACAGAGCAATTTTTTTATATCTTACAGAAGAGGGGTTTAAACAAAAGCTTCACACACAGACAAATATTAAATTAAAATAGTTACATGAAAGAAAAATTTCGTTATGTTAAAAAAGAGGATCGTAAAAAGATTCTTTTGTTATGCGATGATATTAGGATGCATTCCGGTATCGCAACTATGGCCAGAGAGATTGTTATCGGAACATCTCACCACTTCAACTGGATTAATCTAGGAGCAGCAATCAACCACCCTGAAGCAGGAAAAGGATTTGATATCTCAGCAGAGGTGAATAAGTTAGCTGACATAGAAGATGCCTGGGTAAGAGTACTTCCTAACAACGGTTATGGAGATGCAATGCAAATTAGAGGCTTAATTGCTCAAGAAAAACCAGACGCTATTTTTATCTTCACTGATCCAAGATACTGGACTTGGTTGTTTGAAATCGAAAGAGAGATTAGAAACGAAATTCCAATCCATTATTTAAACATCTGGGATGATCTTCCAGCACCTTTATACAATAAATCTTATTACGAGTCATGTGACTTATTAATGGCAATCTCAAAACAAACTAAAAATATTAACGAAATAGTTTTAGGAGAGTCTGCTAAGGATAAAATTATCAAATATGTCCCTCATGGAATAAATGATAAGTATTTCTTCCCTATTAGAGAAGGTCATGAGAACTTTGGACTACTACAAGAGTTTAAAAAGAATATGTTTCAAGGAAAAGAATTTGACTTTGTAGTATTATTTAATTCTAGAAACATCAGAAGAAAATCTCCAGGAGATGTAATCCTTTCATACAAACTATTCTGTGATTTAATCGGAGAAGAGAGAGCTAAGAAATGTGCCCTTGTAATGCATACACAAGCTGTGGATGAAAATGGAACAGATCTTTATGCAGTAAGAGAGGCTTTATGTGATGAAAATACAAATGTATTCTTCTCTCAGGAGAAATTAGATACTCCTCAAATGAATCTACTTTACAATGCAGCTGATATAGGATTACTTATTACTTCAAATGAAGGATGGGGATTATCTCTAACAGAGACTATGATGGCAGGTAGAATGATCATTGCCAATGTAACTGGAGGTATGCAAGATCAAATGAGGTTTACAGACAAGGACGGTAAGTGGATTGACTTTAGCTCTGATTTCCCTTCCAATCATAGAGGAACATATAAGGAGTGTGGAGAGTGGGCAATCCCTGTATTCCCTTCAAACATTTCAATGGTAGGCTCAGTTCCAACTCCTTATATTTTTGACGATAGATGTAGACCAGAAGATGTAGCTCTTAAAATTTTACAAGCATATAACATGCCAAGAGAAGAAAGAGATGCTAAAGGATTGAAAGCAAGAGAGTGGGTAACATCTGACGAGTCAGGAATGTCAGCAAGACAGATGTGTGAGAATGTAATTGATGCAATGGATGAATCATTTGAGAAGTTTACTCCAAGAGAAAGATTCGAATTACATAAAATTACAGACAGACCTAAAAAACGTATAACACATAAATTAATATACTAGTTATGAGTAAACCTACATTAGTAGTAAGTTGTCCAATTGATACTTACTCAGGATATGGAGCAAGAGCAAGAGACTTTGTACAGTCAATCATTGATACAGATAAGTATGATGTAAAAATATTATCACAGAGATGGGGAGGAACTAGATTTGGATACTTAAAAGATCATAGTAACGAGTCTTTAGCCTCTAGAATTATACCTCAACTAACACAACAGCCAGACATCTGGATTCAAATTACAGTACCTAATGAATTTCAAAAGGTAGGTAAATACAGTATCGGAGTAACAGCAGGAATTGAAACTACACTTTGTGATCCTTCTTGGATTCAAGGATGTAACAATATGGATTTAGTTTTAGTATCTTCTGAGCATGCTAAGAAAGTATTTGAAGATTCTAAATTCAATATGCAGGATAATCAAACCGGACAAATAACAGGTACAGTAGAGCTTCAGACAAAAGTAGAAGTATTATTTGAAGGAGTAGATGTAAATAAATACGGACCACTAGCTTGGCCAACAAAGCTACAATTGGATGAGATAGATGAGATGTTTTGTTACTTAGTAGTGGGACATTGGCTGCCAGGAGAAATAGGAGAGGATAGAAAGAATATAGGCTATACTATTAAATCGTTCTTAGAAACATTTAAAAATAAGCCTAAAGGAAAAAGACCAGCCCTTCTACTAAAAGTACAAGCAGGTTCAGGAACATCTATTATGGATAGAGAAGCTGTATTGAATAAAATTGATGCAATAAGAAGTACTGTAAAAGGAGACTTACCAAACATCTATCTTCTTCATGGAGATATGACTGATGCAGAAGTAAACGAACTATACAATCACGGTAAGGTAAAAGCAATGATCTCTCTAACAAAAGGAGAAGGATTCGGAAGACCGTTACTTGAATTCAGTTTAGTAAATAAACCAATCATAGCATCATACTGGTCAGGTCATGTTGATTTCTTAGATAATGAATTTGTAAAATATATAGGAGGAAATCTAACAAACGTACATCCTTCAGCAGCAGTTGAAAAGATGCTCTTAAAAGAAAGTCAATGGTTCTCAGCAGATCCAATTCAAATAGGTCAGGCATTGAAAGATGTTTATACAAATTACAACAAGTATAAGGACTTAGCCAAGAGACAAGGACATAAGAGTAGAACACAATTCTCATACGAAAAGATGAGAGAGACGGTAGACACTCTTCTAACACAGTACATTCCTGAGTTTCCAAAGCAAGTTCAATTAAAGCTGCCACAGCTTAAGAAAATAGAATTACCAAAGCTTAAAAAAGTAGAATAATGGAAGAAAAAATGTCAATCTGTCCACATTGTGGAGGAAATGCTTGCTATGAGCAAGTAATAAGTGAAGAAGTAACAACAAGCTTTTGCTTTGGTTGTGGGTATTCAACTTCAACTCTAATGGTTGAAGGAGGAGAATTAGTGAATAAAACTCTAGAAGCATCACCAGAATTGTACAAAGATCTTATGTTCATTGACGAAAATAAGAAAGTATGGTTCCCTTCTACAGTTACTCTTCCTGAAAAAGGAATGGTATTCCTAGATGGAAATTCAAAAGACAATTGGAGATGGGCTGCAGTTAAGTCTGTAGAGATTCTAGAAGAAGAGAGATCTAAGTTTCCAAAAGGTCAAACAACCAAGATGGATATGAAAAACATCCAGCATTTTGAGAAAGAAGACTTCATGGAAGCATTAGATGCTATCAACTTCTTTGATGTAGAAGTTGCTTCTCAAGAATAAAGTTCATATATTTAAGTATGAAAATTAGTTATGCAATAACAGTTTGTAATGAATTGGAGGAGGTGAAAAGACTAGTCAACTTCCTTCAATCTAACAAACGTCAAGAAGATGAAATTACTATTCTATTAGACCATTCAAATGGTAAAGATGAAGTATATAGGTACCTATTAACACTACCTTCTAATATTAAGCTTAATAGAGATAAATTCGAAGGGCATTTTGCAGATTGGAAAAATCAACTTACATCATACTGTTCAGGAGATTATATCTTCCAGATAGATGCTGATGAGATGCCAACAGAAAGCCTTATTAATAGTCTTCCTTACATCTTAGAAGTTAATCAAGAAGTAGATGTATTCCTTGTACCAAGAATTAATACAGTAGAAGGATTAACACAGCAGCATATTCGTCAATGGAGATGGATGGTGAATGAGAAAGGTTGGGTAAACTTTCCGGATTACCAATGGAGAATTTATAGAAACACTCCTAACATTAAATGGAAAAATAAAGTACATGAAGTATTAGAAGGACATAAAACCTCTACACTACTACCAGCTGAAGAAGAATATTGCTTATACCACCCAAAAACAATCGATAGGCAAGAAAGACAGAATAATTACTATGACACATTATGAGTAGAATAAATCTAAAAAGTACCACAAATACAGTAGGAGAGACTGTAACACAAATTATACATTTTAGCGGGGGTAACAAAAGAACATTTGCTAATATAATATCCTCTACGATATCGCAGGGACAATTTACAAAACTATACCAACAGGATGGTACACTTATAATGGTAAACGATAAAAATGTGGATTGTATAGAAATCTTTGAAGAAAAATTAGTAGATAATAAAAAATAATAACACTCTAAAAAACTATAATATGAAAACAATCCCATTATTTAAAGTTTATATGTCTCCTCAAGCTAAGATAAACGTAGGTGAGGTATTAGATAGCGGATTTATCGGCGAAGGGCCAAAGGTGAAGGAATTAGAACATTCACTTCACAAGTACTTTACTACTTCAAGCGATGCTGTAGATATAATAACAGTAAATTCTGCTACTTCTGCAGAACATTTAATATATGCCTATTTTAAAAAGGATAGAGAAATAATCAACCACGAGATACCAGGGGTAGCATACAGTACTATGAAGTGGGAAGGATTAAAAGCTGATGACGAAGTATTATCAACTCCGTTAACATGTACTGCAACTAACTGGCCAATCATTACAGAAGGTTTAAATCTAAGATGGGTAGATGTAGATCCATTAACTTGTAATATGAGTTTAGATGCTTTAGAGAAGACTATAAATGAAAAAACTCGTATTGTTACAGTAGTACATTGGGGAGGAAATCCTATAGACCTAGACAGACTAGCTCAGATTGTTAGTGATGCTAAGAAAAAGTACGGTAGAGAGATCTTAATAGTTGAAGATTGTGCTCATGCTCTGGGTTCAATGTACAAAGGCGTAAGTGTAGGGTTTACGGGAAATTATTCAACCTTCAGTCTACAGGCAATTAAACATATTACCACAGGAGATGGAGGCTTTGTGGTATGTCCATCAGCATCAGTTTCTAAAGATTTCAGACTTCTAAGATGGTACGGTATTGATAGAGATAGTCCAAGAACTGATTTTAGATGTGAAACAGATGTAGTAGAAGCTGGGTATAAGTACCATATGAATGATATATCAGCAGCTATAGGGTTAGCTAACTTACAGGATGCTAGTAAAGTCATAGGAACTAATAAAGCTAATGGAGAGTTTTACAACAGAGAACTAAGTAATATTCCTGGGATTACTACTATTCCTCAAGTAGAGGGAGCAGATTCTGCTTACTGGTTATATACCTTCCACACTACTAGACGTGATGAGTTGATGAACTACTTAGACCAACATGGAATAAAATCTTCTAGAGTACATGAGAGAAATGATAAACATACGTGCACTTTGCCGTATAGAACTGAACTCCCTGGTGTAGATCAGGCAGTAAAGACAATGCTAAGTATACCTGTCGGATATTGGGTCACTGAAGAGGATCGTGAATATATTGTCAACTGTATTAAGAACTTTCACAAGTAAGATGAAATTGCGAAAACTGACTCTTAATGATTTACCATTTTTACTATCTGTAAGAAATCATGAAACTACTCGTAGGTTTTTAGAAAATGACTCAGTATTTACTTATGAAGAATGTAAAGAATGGTACAACAGAACAAACCCTGTATGGTTTATTGTTGAAGTAGGAGGAGAAGATATAGGGTACATTAGAACAGATGGTAAAGCAGAAGTAGGGTGCGATATTCATCCAGCATATCGAAAAAAAGGTTATGCAACTTCTGCATATAAACTGTACCTCCAAGATAAGCATGAGGCAGAGTTGTGGGTATTCGAGAATAATTTTGCTTTAGAGATGTATAAGAAACTGGGCTTTACTCCTACTCATGAAAAAAAGGATGTTAGAGGAATAGGTTATATAAAAATGATATGGAAACGACCAACTACATAGTAGCTTTTTACGGAGGTTTACGGAGACATTACGGAATATATTCACCAATTAGGGAATTTTTAGTTAAGCATATCGAATTTCTAAAAACTAGCCCAAAAGGGATTACTCATGCTACTTTTGTTTTTAATGAAAGTAATCACCCTGAAGAGGAGGACATTTTAGTAAGTTTAGAGAACCTTAACTTACCTATGACGTACAGTATAGTAAGAAGGCCTAACGAAGGACTTTCTTACGGTGCTTGGGGAGATATTATACATGAGACTAGAAATAAATTTGAATACTCTTTCTTAATAGAGGACGATTACATACCTGTACAGAATGATTTCCTAGATTATTTTAAATCTAAAATTACAGAAAAAAGTATATTTGTAAGTTCATTATTTAGAGACGATCACGCTGCAATAGCTAACGGACTTTTTAACAATAGGCTATCCAATCCTGACAGAATTTTTAGTAATGTAACAGGCACAGGATATCAAGTAGGAAATACTGCACAAAAGAGATTCCTAGAGGAGTACCAATCTCAAGACTTTATATTTCCTGACATCGTAGATATAGGTTATACAGAGTTCAGAGACGATAATAAGGTAATCAACCTATACGGAGATATTAATAAACCGTTATTAATACAACCCATAATTAAATAACTATGCAACAGTGGTACATTAAAGAGGATAGGTTATATTCTGCAGGTGAAGTAGATTACCTTGGAGTTCCTTATCATAAGATCGAAAATAAAGAAGTAGGCACATTGCCGGAGGATTATGACGGGTGGTTCCCGTTTATGAGATGTTGTTACTCGCTTGGGGACTTAGGTATAACATCGGGAATATTTGAAGCTTTAAAAATAAAATACCCTAAAATAAAAATAGCTTTTGCTTCTCCTGAGTATACTGATCACATATTCGGACCAGGATGGGCAAATCAGTGGGACTATGATAAGTCAACCACAGGTTTTTCTAATATTGAAACTATTATGGCTAACAATCCATATATTGATAAAGCATTTGGTCCTGGAGAGTTTGATTCGATATTTACAGATCATGACCGATCATATACGTCATTGATTCATGACGGAGAGATGATTAGGTCCTGTGATGAACCTTTAGCAGAACAAATATTGAGAAGGTTTGGATTTACAGATAAAGACCTTACAGACATACCTTCAACTCCCAAACTATACTTCACACCAGAAGAGATAGAGAGTTCAGAAGCAATAATAGAACAGTACGTAGGTAGTGAAGAATACGGATGTATACTATTAGCATCTAGACTAGAGAGATTTAAGAGTAGAGAATGGGAAGGAGAAGAGTACTTATTTGAATATTTAGAGAAATATAAAAATAAACCTGTGTTCCTATATACTGATAGAGACTTAACCGGAACTAAATGGAACAAATACTTTCCAGATCAATATCACTTTGATAAATTAGGAATCACTCTAAGGCAGCAACTATATATTAAACAAAAAGCACTATTCAACACTGGCTATCAAGCAGGAGTAACAGATGTATGTCTAGGTAACGGAACTGATGCAATAATACTATGCCCTTATAGGTCTATAAGAGAGAATTGTATTCGAGGAACTAGGTACGTATATTCTGATGGAAGCACAAAAGTTATATAATAATATCACGATGAAGACAGCATTCTTAACTGAAATGGAATTTGAAGGGAAGATCCCAGACCATCATCCTAATATGAGAACTGAGTTCGCTTGGATGAACGCTCTACAGTCCGATCATTTTAACCTTAGAAAATTAGAAAGAGTACAGAACTACGATGCCGTATTTTTAATTCTACCTAAAGGAAGAGTCTTCCTAAGTTCCGATGGAGGTGAAATATTATCAGATAGAGTAAATCCAATTAGCGATATACTTTCCTTCGATTTTACAACGTACTTAAAATCTAAGAATAATAAAAAGATCTTCTACATACAAGAAGGCCCTACCTGGTGGTTTAATGATTACGGAATAGTAGATCAAATTAATTTCTATAATCAATTACATTCTTTCGATGGAATATTAACTCACAATATTCATGATGTTAAATTCTATAAAGGACTTTTTCCTAACAAGCTAGTACAGCCTATAGGAACATTAATGAGAGACTTTTATATAAAAGACTTACAGACAAAACCTGAGGATAAAACAATCATAGGAGGAAACTTTGCACACTGGTACGGCGGATTTCAAAGTTATATGGTAGCACAGGAGTTTAGTAATCCAATATGGGCTCAAGAATCTCACTGTAAGCGTCCTGGAGAGGATCAACTTCCAGATCTGCAACACTTTCCTCGATTGATTTGGAATGATTGGATGAAAGAGCTTTCAACTTTCAAATACGCAATACACTTAATGCCAACAGTAGCTGCAGGTACCTTTAGCTTAAATTGTGCCTACTTCGGTATTCCATGTATAGGAAATAAATTAGTAGATACTCAGAATATATGCTTTCCAGAGCTTTCTGTCGATGTAGAAGATGTAGAGTCTGCTCGGTTACTAGCTCAAAGATTAAAGACAGATAAGGAATTTTACAATAAATGCAGTTCTAATGCAAAACTAAACTATCAAAAATACTTCAATACTGAATTATGGAAAACCAGAATACTAAACATACTGTAATAATACCAAGTTATAATACTCTTTCCCACCTAAAGAATACATACAACAGCTTAATAAAGCATGGAGGTGATGTTGAGATTATAATAATCGACGACGCATCTCAAGACGGTACAGCCGAATACTTAAAGACTTTAAAAGCAAGTAATCTTACAGTCGTAATCTCTCCCGAAAGAAGAGGGCATACATACTGGTATGATGAGGGAATGAGAATGTCCACAACAGAAGTAGTTTCAATACTACATTCTGATATGATAATAGGTCCTAAGTATTTTGATAATATGTTAAAGCACTTAAAACCAGGAACTGTGGTATGCGGTACTCGTATTGAACCGCCTATACATCCTGCCGGAAAGGAGAAGATTACTATTGATTTTGGAGACGAAGCAGACACTTTTAAATGGGATGCTTTTGAACACTTTGTTACTGGTGAATTAATAGAATCAGAAGGGAAAACTACAAAGGGAATATTTGCACCTTGGATGCTCTATAAGCAAGATCATTTAGAAATAGGAGGTCATGATCAAAAATTTACACCATACGGGTACGAAGACTCAGACATATTTAACCGATGGATATTAAGAGGGTATAAAATAGTACAATCTCGAGATGCACTCTGCTACCATATGACCTGTAGAGGACATAGGTGGAATAGGGGAGTTGGAATTGTTAATTCTGACTATGAAGCAACAATGAATAGATGTAGAAAAGAGTATCTAAGAAAGTGGGGAAGTTGGATTAAAAACGATGAATTTCAGTATCCAATACTTGATCCAAAATACAATATTGCTTTTATGGTTAAGCACTGTACTTCGGAGATCTTAGAATTATTAGAGCCTTGGTGTGATAGGATTTATATCGATGACACTATGCAGGTGATTACATCACATTACATCGATAAAGAGCAGTCAAATACTAAGTTTGATTTATCAAAAAGAATTTATACATTAGAGTATAATGATCCTAAATTAGAAAACGATATCGTAGTAGAGTTTGATATGAAAAAGTTCGATCAACAATCATTTAATATCATTCAACAACTTCCAGAGATTATAAAAGAGAGCGGAGAAGTAGGAGAGTTTGAATTAGATGTATTTAAAATAACTATTAACTCTCTAACAGAATATCAGAATGATCTGATAGTATGTAAAAATTAAACTATTTATAATAAAAACAGATATGAACTTATTAAACGAAATAAAACAAATACTTTCAGAAGTAACAAAAGTAAACTTCAAAGGACATAAATTTGTACTTAAGATCGATGTGAATGAAGATCCAAATAAAAAAGGAGTGAAGGTACAATTCCTTCCAACCACATTCACAGGTATGTCTAAGAAAGAACAAGATGACATTGCTATGGAGTTAGGAGCTAAGTTGAATCAAGGACTATCGTCTTTAGGGTTAGCTGTTGAGAGAGACAGAGAATTAAAGGATAAGACGATTATAGGCTTCTTTATCTACATAGAGTATTTGAATAAGATTATTATCAATGCATTAAATCAAGCAGCACAATCAAGTAACGACTAAATAAATTAATTATGCCACAGTTTTGTTTTTATTCAAAGAACAATCCTACACAGGAACCAGTAGGAGTATTGCATGCAGCAAGTAGAGAAGAAGCAATTAAATTCTTCTCATTATCAAAACAGTTACCAGTTAACGATTTTCTAACAATTTTTGAAGTAAAGAATTACACGTATGGTGCACAAGAAGGAATTGCGGAAAACACTAAGCAGCTTCTTAAAGGCTAGCGTTAGGATAAAGGAAAAGGATATGGCAAGAGATGTAATCGAAAAGAAGCTCTTCATAGAAAATATTATCCTTTTAAGAGAAATAGAAGACAGGAGAGACTTCATGGAAGAAGAACTTGGATTAGATATGTCAATCTATGAGGAGAAGTTCTTACAAATTATAGAAAACCTATTTAAGATACACTTCAGCAAAGAACAATTTGCTTTAATACAATACTATATCTACCAAGTACCAACACTTATGGACTGGGATGGAAAGATAGATCTTTCAGATGGAAAGGATATGATTACAGTTGACTTTGAAACACCAGAGCAGGTCTGGAATGTAATAACAAGTATAAAAGAAGTTAAGAAATAGTTGCTAGAACGAATCTTTGTTCTTATATTTAGGTATAATTAATAAATAAAAACGGTTATGAATTTAGAAATGATTCCTTGTACAAGATGTGGCAATGATATGCCAAAGCTCCGATTAGAGAAATTCGGATACGATTTCTGTGTTAGCTGCTCAGATGTAAAGCCTAAAGTAGGACGTATTAGAGTAGTAGGAGAAGGAGACTATACAGTCACTGAACTTGATATCTTAGATCAAGACACAGCTAGAAGACTTCAAGAGATGGAGAATACTGCAAGAGGGGTTAGAAATGTTCCATTAGAGATCTTAAACTATGACGAAGATGAAGTAACAGATGATGCTAAAGCATTAGATGCTGTTATTGAAAAAGCCTTAGACGATGAATTAGAAGTCGAAGAGGTAGAAGAAGACTTAGAAGATCTAGAGGACGTTGAAGATGTAGACCTAGAAGACGAAGACGACGATTAATGCCTCCAGCTAAATTTATATCCAAAGATGATTGCTTAAGAGCAATGGCCAATACTAGAAGTAATAGAGGAGCAGCTCGATTTCTTCGTTGTAGCTTTGTCCATTACAAAAAGTATGCTAAGACTTATGTGAATGAAGAAGGAATATCTTTATGGGAGGTTCATAAGAATCCAGCCGGTATAGGTATTCCTAAATATCTTCCTAACAAAGGAAAGCAAGCACCTCTTAAGGAATTGATTGAAGGAAAGATATCAGTTGCTTCTTTTGAGCCAGCCAAAATCAAACAGAGATTAATCTTTGAAGGGTACTTGAAAGAGGAATGCAGTCGATGTGGCTTTCATGAAGAGAGAGTAACAGATCATAAGATACCTTTGATACTTCAATTCAAGGATAAGAACAAAGTCAACTACGAGCTTACCAATATTGAACTTATGTGTTACAATTGTTCTTTCCTGTACTCGGTATCACCTATTACCGACAAGCAAGTCATTGCAATGGAAGACTCTGTTGATAAACAAGTAGCTGATTTTGATTGGGAGGTGGATGATGCAATGAAGGAACATCTAGAATCATTAGGTCTTTGGAAAGAAGAGCCTACAGATGGTTCACAATACATCTCAGAAAACTTTAAGAGGAATGAAAAAGAAGACTAAACCTTCCAGAGAAAGAATTGTAGCCAATCAATTAGTAAAGCAATCTGAACAGAATGAAAAGCTGAGAGAGAAAACAATCAGTAATTCTTTTTGGAAATTGTTTAATAAATAGTTGCCAGTATGAATCTTTATTCATATATTTAGGTATAAATAAAAAGATAAAGGTTATGGAATATTTAATAAATGCAGACGTAGAAGACTTCATTAAGAGAAGAGCTAAGGAGATAGAGTATGTAAGTATTAGAAGGTATGGAAATACCACAAGAGCAATTGACTACTATATTCAGAAGCTCTTTAAAAATAAAGTACTGATCTTTAAAGTACCTACAATAGAGACTATGAGAGGGTATTATAATGATGATATTTTTGCATACGATTTTCCTGTAGATAACAAACATGTACAAAAGTATTTGTTTGAGAATATTGTACGTAGACTAAGAATAGAGCATGGGCACTTATTTACTCCTATTAAAGGAGCATCTGGTGAAGGTGAAAATCAAATACATATTGACGGGTATACAAGAATTAAACTTCTTCAATAAAAAGTTGCCTGGTAAAGATTTTATTCGTATATTTAGGTAAATAAAAAGATAAAGGTTATGGCAGAGAAGACAGGTAATACCGCAAAGCTCCTATATGATTTTAATACTTCAGGAGTATGTGAGGTTTGTATAAAAGGTAATTGGTACCGTACTACAGCTAGAGAATTCAGATCATTTGATGGAAAGAGAAGAATAACTGAGCCTATCAAACAGCCAGGCTTAGGAGATAGTATGTTCAATGTTCCTATGCATACATATGATTATAATGGTCCAGTTTATATTGTACAATCAAACATAGAAGTAATCAGAATGGATACAGAAACAATTGTAACTAATCCAGAGATGCCAGTCAATCAAAAATCATTAGAAAATAGCAATCGTATATGAGAAAATTACAAATAGAAGACTTACAGGAATTAGAAGCTATCTTTAGAGAAAGATCAGTTGATATGACAAATAACATTAGAGAAGGTATTCAAGAAGCTTTCGATAATAAGAAAAAAACAGCTATGTTATTTGAAATATGTATAGAAGGTCTAGAAAATTCTTTTGAAATATCTCTTCCGATTAAAGAATGGACTACAGCTTTAGAGAATTGTCTAAAGCATTATCAGGAGTGGGAAATGGCTGATGAAGCAATTGATACATATTTATTAATCAAAAGTATAAAAGAGAAATTACTATGAAAAAATTAGTATCAGTTTTTACTTGCGAACATACAGGAATTGTTACAACTTATACCTATCGCACACATAGTATTACAAGTGGCATAGAAAAAGCAGAGTTCGAATACCCTAAAGGATATTTAGAAGAATTCAATAAAAAGGAAAAATATCAAAAGAATCTTCCGAAAACAAAACAAATGTTCTTAAATCCTAAGACAGGTAAAGAGGTAAGCTATTACCGAGCCAAAGCATTAGGATTAGTAAAATAAATTAAAAAAAGTTTGTAAATTAGTTGCCTACCAAAGATATAGTTCATATATTTAGGTATAGAAATCAATTAAAAACAATAAGTTATGTTATCAAAATTCACTACAGGTTTAGATTCTTACCTTTCAAAAGATCAAGTAAAAGCTTTAGCACCAGTAGCATTCGCTACAGCACCAACAAGTACTAAAGTAAGTGGTAAATATTTACATGTTAATACTGAGACTATCATCGATGACTTAGAAAAGTTAGGATGGAAGCCAGTAACAGCTTCACAGAGAAAGTCTAGAGGTAAAGATACAATCTTCTCAAAACATATGGTATCATTTCAAAATCCAGATCTTATGATCAAAGGTAAGAATGGTGATGATGCTTTCCCAAGAATCATTTTAACGAACTCTCATGATGGATTTAATTCTTTTCAATTCAGAATTGGAATCTACAGATTAGTATGCTCAAATGGATTAGTAGTAGCTGATGAAGAATTCTCAGCATTCAGAATCAGACATACAGGATATACCTTCGAAGAATTAAGAGGAGTAGTCTCTCAAGCAGTAGCTGATCTTCCTAACAAGGTAGATATTCTTAACAAAATGCAGTTAAGAGAATTGACTCCGGCTGAGCAAAGACAGTTAGCAATCGATGCAATGCAATTGAGAACCAATAGAATCGATGCTGAATGGGATGAAGAGACTATTCAAGATGTTTTAACTCCTGTAAGAGATGCTGATAAAGGAAATGATCTTTGGAAAGTATTTAATGTAATCCAAGAGAAGATTACTCAAGGAGGATATTCAGCAGCATTAAATGGTGCTAAAGTAAGAAAGGTTAGAAAGATTAAATCATTCGAGAAAGATCTAGAAGTTAATCAAAAGCTTTTTAAATTAGCTACAGCATTGGTTAACTAATGGATAGAGCTAAATATATAGAGATGAGAAAATCAGGCCAGTATGATCTGGCTTGGTTTTACGAATACTTCTTAAAGCATAAGGATGAGAATAGAATGACTCCTCCCTTTGAAGCTTTTCATCAGGCCTTTAATATGTACTTTCAAATGAACGGAGGTATTATTCTAGACTATCTGGATAAGAAAATGGAAGTAACAAAGATAGAAGATCAACAAGGAAACTTATTATACATAAATTAAAACATGGAAGGCAAAGTAAAAACACCAAAGGAATTGATGGCAGACTTAAAAGGAAATTACATTCAAGTAATTAAAAAGAATGGAAAGACTCACGACAAATTGTTTAAAGATCCTCAGAGAGCAGTACGATCGGTAGGAGTAGAGAATATAAAATACCTTAGAGAGGTTCTTAAAGAGCAAGTTAACTCAAGGTATACAGAAATTGACGCAGTAACAGGAACACCAGAAAACGAATTATAATTATGGAGAAATTAGGATTAGTACTAGCGGCATTAGGAACGCTAGTTGTAGTAGCGATTTTATTAGCATGGCCAACACAATGGCTTTGGAATAACGCTTTAGTAGGAGCAGCAGATGGATTCAATCCAATTGGCTTTTGGCAAGCATTAGGAATTAATATCCTATGTGGAATTTTATTTAGAAATACTAGCTCAAGTAAATAATGAAAACAGTTATTAAAGTTTTAGTAGGGCTATTCTTAGGATTAGGATTAGTTCAGTTAGTAGACTTAGTATTTTATTTGATGAATCAAGAAGATACTTACTTATTTAATATTGGAATAGTATTATTTGGAGTAGTGTTTGTAGCATTTGGATACTTAGGACTATATCTGATGAAGATAATTAAGCCAGAGAAAGAAGAAGTTAAACAAGAAAAAGAAGAATAGTTATGGTAGTGTTATTAATATTATTAATTGCAGGTTTAGTAGTTTTAGGAATTATAGAAACTGTTACAACATGTGAGCTAGGATCTCCAATCTCAGATAAAGACATTTCAGATTATTTAGATAGAATTGAAAATGAAAATCTTATAAACGGAGTAACTAAAAGATGGAATGATAAGTTTGTTTTAAATGTAAAAGGATATACAGTCAGACATGGAAATAATCCTTCCATTTTTCAAACACAGTACTCATTGATATTTCCATATCACATTACAGATGTAGGAGTAATTCCAATATGGAGCAAAGCTTACAGTAGAGTTAAAAAGTTATTTAAAGATAACATTGAAAATTCTACTTATAAAACAGATAAAAGAAAAAAATTAGGGCTGGATTAGTTGCCTCCTAAGAATATATTTCATATATTTAGGTATAATAATAAATAATTAATTATAAATCAAATTTAAACAACAAGTTATGAACAGAATTTTAGTAGTATTAGGATTAGTAGTGTTATTGGTAGTGGGAGTATTCTCATGTGAACGTATTGATGCCGGGCATGTAGGTGTAAAAGTAAATCTATATGGGTCAGGTAAAGGAGTAAGCGATGTTACAGAATGTACTGGATTAGTATTTTATAATCCAATGTCAACAAAGATTTATGAATTTCCAACTTATATTCAACATAAAGAGTATAAGAAATCAGAAGAAGGAGACAATTCATTCATTGTAAATAGTAAAGATGGATCTGAATTCAGTGTATCACCTATTATGAATTACTCAGTACAGAGAGATAAAGTACCAGCTATCTTTGCAAAATATAGAAGAAGCTTACCAGAAATTGAAGAAGGATTCTTAAAAACGGCCGTGTACGATGCTTTTAGATTAGCAGCAAATAAGTATACAGCAGATGGATTGATTTCAAATAGAGAAATATTTGAGGTTGAAGTAAGAAGAATATTAGTATCACAATTACAGAAAGAAGGATTCATACTAAATCAATTCACATCAAATTTAATCTATCCAGATTCATTTAAGAAAGCTATTAATGCTAAGAACAATGCAGTACAGTCAGCTTTAATGGCAGAGAATAAAGTTAAGCAAGCAGAGGCTGAAGCTAAAATTAAAGTAGCAACAGCAAATGGTAATGCCGAAGCCTTACTAGCGAATGCAAGAGCTGAAGCTGAATCAAATAGATTGAGACAACAAACATTAACTCCAATGTTAATACAACAGCAATGGATTGAGAAGTGGAAAGGTAATGTACCAACAACACAATTAGGATCAGGTACTAGTGTATTATACGGATTAAAATAGTAAAATATTTTAAAAATAATTGATAAAAGAGTTGCTAGCGCAGCTCTTTTTTCGTATATTTAGGTATAGAAATTAAAAATAAAGGTTATGGATAAGTTTCAATTAATAGAGAAAGTAAAGGAAGGTAAATACAACCATCAGCAATTAATGTCATGGATAGGTTGCTTACCAGGATCATCAGCTACTAGAAAGCCTAAATTTCATAAAGTAGGAGATGTTTTCATGCATACAATATTTAATCATCCATACATTCTATTGGAGAAGAGAGATGGCTTTTGGGTATGTGGATTGATGACAAGTGAGAGTAAATGTCCTGAGATATTAGAAGAATGTCGTTCTAGATTCTTTGAAGGCTATATTACAAAGACATTATTTACAGCAAGTGAAATCTCAGGTAGCTTTATAAACAACTATGACAATACAAGACACTTGAAGAAAATATTAGTTAAATTAAGAGAAACATTAAAATAGGTATTATGATAGAGAGAATATTAACAATAGCAGTAGTAGTTTGGTTCCTGCTTACATCAGTAATAGGAGTAACATTAAGTACTTTAGATTTAATTTACTTCTTAATTAATAAACACTTTATATTTGAATTCCCAGATTTTTTTATAATTAACATTATAATGACTCCTCCAATAGGTCTTATTTTAATTTACTTAGGAAAAGGATTAGATATATTATTAAAATTAAAAGAAAAATAAAAGGTTATGCCAAAAATATTTAAAGTAGGAGGATGTGTCAGAGATGGACTCCTAGGAGTAAAAACAAAAGATATCGACTTCACATTTGTATTAGATGATCTAAACAAAACAGTTGAAGAAGGATTCAAAGAGATGGAACAATGGATGATTGATGAAGGATTTACAATATTCCTTTCAGTTCCAGAGATGTTTACTATCAGAGCTAAATTTCCAAGTGATCATAAGTTTGCTAAATTAGATGCTGACTTTGTAATGGCAAGAAAAGAAGTAGGATATGTAGAAGGAACAAGACGTCCAATACTAGAATTAGGAACATTGGAGGATGATTTGGTTCGTAGAGACTTTACAGTCAATGCTATGGCTGAAGATGAGGATGGAAATCTTATCGATTTATTTGACGGAATGTGGGCTTTGGAGAATAGAATGCTATTAACACCATTAGATCCAGCTCAAACATTTCTAGATGATCCATTAAGAATGTTAAGAGCACTTAGATTCTCTATTACTAAAGGATTTGTAATAGCTCCAAAAGTATGGTCAGCTATATTTTTTCCAACTCTAATTAATAAACTAGAGGAAGTGGTAAGTGGAGAGAGGATAAGAGAAGAAGTTATTAAGATGATGCAAGCTGATACTGTAAAGACTCTAAGACTATTTAATGAAATAGATAAAATAGAGCCTAGATTTATGGAGGTTGTATTCGGAAAAGATATGTGGCTGAAGCCAACATTTGAAAAATAAGTAAGAAAAGGTTTGTTTATTCAAACCTTTTTTCGTATATTTAGGTATAATTTAAAGACAAAGGTTATGAAAAACATACACATATTACCAACAGATAGACCAAGTAGGTTATATAAAAATGACGATGTTGTCGGATTACATCCAATTCCAACAACTCTATTTCCAAGAATAGACATCTACATCACTTCTGATGAAGAAATTAAAGATGGGGATTGGTATTTTGATGAAAATAAATTAAAAGTAAAAAGATACTTTGAAAAAAGAGAAGCTTATCCAAGTTTAATCCACAGGTTTAAAATCATCCTAACAACAGACCCAGACTTAATCAAAGATGGTGTACAAGCTATTGATGATGAGTTTCTTGAATGGTTTGTTAAGAATCCAAGTTGTGAGTTTATTAGAGTTGGATTAGAAATTTGGAATGATGGTAATCATAATCCAATAATCATCATTCCAAAAGAAGAATTACATTCTATGGATGATGAAGTTGAATGTAATATGTGTGGTGGCTATATGTATTTGTTACCTGATAATAGTATTTATGTTTGCACAAATTCTGAATGTACACGTTGCTATGAAGAAGAGGATGAAGAACCTACACTTGCTAATATGAGATGTACTTGTATGAGTTTTGATCCAAATTGCTTTACAGGTAGTTGTAGGAAATGTGGTTTTCCTCCAGAAGAAAAACCTAAACTTACAAACACTATTAATAAAGATGAGTTAGGTATACCTAAAGGTAATTTGACATCATTAATAGGAGTAAATAAACAAGAAACACTTGAAGAAGCTGCCAAGAATAATGCTGTTAATAATTGGTTGTGTGGTTATAATCATTTAAAACTATCTGATTTTGATAAAAATAGCATAGCAGTAGATTTTGGAAACGGTTGGGATATGGCTATAAAATGGCAACAAGAACAAGACAAGAAAATGTATAGTGAAGAAGAGGTTTTAGAAATTTTAAATCATCATACTTCTTATTTAGAATCTTTTATTTATCAATATATTGATAAAGATGATATGGAAGAAAACGAAGAATGGTTTAAACAATTTAAAAAGAAATAAGATGATAAATAATATAGAATTGATTAAGCCATTGCTTAATTACGAGAACAAAGGAGACTTCTATATGCTGTATGTATTCAAGCGTAAGAAAGATCAACCGGAAGGAGAGAGAGATAATCATCAATCAGTAAGAACAATTAAGACTTACTGCATAGAGAGTATTGATCATTTAGAGAGACGCTATGATGAAATAATCCAACTATGTGAGATGTTTAAAGCAAGAGCTTATATTCATGTACAGAAACAAAATCACTTTGATGTATCTCTGAGTATGATGTCTGCACTAGCACAACGTATTCAAAACGGAAGTAACAATCAAAAAGGTTTATTTGATTCTGTTGTAGGACAAATAAAGACTCAAGAGAAGAGATGGATTGTTGATATTGATACTAAAGATACTGAGGTGCTGTATGATGTAGCTAGAACTATTCATTCTTGTAAACCAGAAGGAGCTAAAATTATTACACATATTCCAACAAAGAACGGAGTACATTTAATTACTAAGAGATTTGATATAATGGAATTTAGTAAAAAACATCCAGAGATAGATATTCAAAAGAAGAATCCTACACTACTTTATTTCCCAAATAGTTTGGAACCTAAGGATTAATTTCGTATATTTAGGTATAGAAATAAACAAATAAAGGTTATGACAGAAGAGGAATTACAAGCATTACTTGATGAGGAAGAGACTTACATCAATGAATGGAGAGATAGTTTAACACAGGAACAAATAGATTCAATCTAGAGACTTAGGGGAGGAGGGGGCGCCAAAACCTCCTCACCGAAGGTGTCACGCGCAAATTCTCCCAACCTTCCAGGTTGTAGGAGGTAAAAATCTAAATAAAAGTAATATGAAAGTAATCTATATGGAGGAGACAATCCTAATAATGTCTCAGAAAGATCCTCAAGGTACTCAGGAATTGATACAAAGGGGTACAATAAAGAAGACAGAGAATGATAAACCTTATTTAGTTATAGAAGATGAAAATTGAAGACGTAGTATTATATCATAAAAAGTATAGAGGAAGTAAAATAGCTTTCAACTCTAGAAAGGGTGTAGGAAGGATTATAGAAGGAATAGCTGTCCAGGTAGTAAAGGAACAAGGGTTAATCATCCTAAGAGACTATGATAACTTTCCACATTGTATATCAATACTAACATTGGAAGAGATATGATGTTCTTTATTTGGCTATTACTTGTATTAGGAATGACAGGTAGTATTGGATTGAGAGGAGGAAGAAGAATCCCTATGCCTCCAAGACCTAAAAGAAAACAATCTAAAAAGAAAAAGGTATAAGTATCCGTAGAGGGGTAAATACTATAGAAAGAAATAATATCTCCAGCAATATAATAGATAAGAATACTATATAGGATAATAAAGAAGACGTTATAAAGACAGTGGACAATCCTATAGAGAATATTGTATAGAAACCCGTTGAGAGACCCGGCTAGATACCCATTTCATACCCGTCCAATTACCCGTTTCTGTCCCGGCCTATTACCCGTTTATACATACGTATAGAGCTGGAGAGATATAAGGAGAGACATAGGGAGAACTACTGGAAATACATAGGAAATAGGTAGGACTTTGGTTAAACATAAAGAGTAGTAAAAGGAATGGAAGAGTATAAAGACATATAGTACTTAGTATTAAAAGGTACTGTATAGTATATATGATGTGTAAAAAAAGGAGATAGGGATGGTAGAATAAGGATAGGAAAAATGAGGGGTGTGTGTCTCCTTAATAGTTTTTTTCTATAATAAAGAAAACCTATGCTAGATACCCGTTCTATAGACCCGTTTTATATATAGAGACCCTCCTAGAAACCTGTTCCGGAACCCATTAGAGACCCGTTTGGTAACCCGGGCTAGCAACCCGTCTAGTGACCCGATTGAGACCCGTTTCAAAAACCCTTTCCCTGTACCTGTCCTTTTTGCTGTTTCCCCTCCAGGGGAGAAGGGGTTAAAAAAATATTAAAAAAAAGTTGCCTACCGTAGTATTTATTCGTATATTTAGGTATATAATTAAAACAATAGAAATTATGACTGATAGATTAAGAGGTAATTTAACAATCTGGGGTATTCTTCTTATGGTGTTCTTTTTTCCTATTATAGTACTAGGGGTAATCTTCAACATAAAAGAGAATGGATGGTTTTGGGGAGGTTTACAGGTATTAATTGCTCTATATATTATTAACTGTTTCTACCCTATCCTATAATACTCAGCATGTAATGAAAACAATTCAAGTAACTCTCC